CTTCGTATTCAGCATCTAGTACTTCTTTAATCTGTACTACTTTGCCTTTTACTGCAGCTTCAAGGATAGTTTTTGCTTTTTCCCTGAACTCCTCAGAAAGCTTTTCACCTTCCACAAGAGCAGCAACATCTTCATCGATGCTAATCTCTGTGTATGCAGGTGCTTCTGCTACTGTTTCTTCTTCAGTAGTTTCTTCTTCGGCAACTACTTCTTCTGTTGCTGCTGGCTCTTCTGCCACAACTTCATTAGTAGTAGTCTCCTCTTCTTCAATTACAGGAGAATCGGTTTCTTCCTCTTCCTTCATACCCTTCATAGGTTCTGCTGGCTTAGCACCTTTATTAACTACATCTCTTACTTGCTTAAGAGTTCCACCAGGAGTCTTCAGCTTTGCTGAATCGTCATCTGGTTTGTAGTTATCTGGAGTAGGTCCACCGAGATCTTCTACATTTGTAGAAAGACCTTCGCCTGGATTCTTGAGCTTTTCCATTGGTGCTGCTGGTGCTGCATTAGCATTTACAGCTGTTTTGGATTGCTTCGTGCCTACTTCCATTTCTTGTAAGTCGTTGCCACTAGACATTTGGGTAATCTCCGATTCTTCTGTAATTTAAAAATCTATATTTATTTATAATAAAGAAGTTTACAATGAGTTAATAAACTCATTGAAGAGACTAAGTTTATGCTCTTCAAGTGCTTTTTGAGCTGCTAGAGCATTAATTTTATTCTTAGTTTCTGTTGCGATTTGTTCTCGGAAACTGTTTCCTTCCCAAACCCATTCCTTTCCTTCCATAATTCCTTCAACAAATGCATCAGGTGCAGAAGGGTCAGCAACTATATCTGCTGCTGTTGCTAACATAAAGTCTTCGCCAACAACATTAAATCCTTCTTTAGTAGGTTTCAAAGAACCAATACCACGAGAGGATACGCCAAGTTTAACACCTTCACCAATAAGAGACTTAGCAATAGAACCCATTGGTGTATCAAGGATTTTTGCCTTTCCTACAAAATTAGAACCACTTTCTTTTAGTGAAACAATTTTATGAGAAACTCTATCAAGGTTAACAGTTGGACCATCAGGATGACCTAATTCTCCAAGTGCTCTACCAGACGAAACATTTGATTCATTATAACGATTAACCTCTTTACGAAGAGTATCCATTGGGTACATTCTACCATTACGGTTTTTAATATTACCCTGTAAGAAAATACCTTCAATATAAAGGTTTTGCTTACCAGATTTTAATTTTTCTGTAATGAATTTTACTGATTCAATTTCTTCTCTAATGAGTTTCATTGTATCCCCTATCGTTAAAAGATCATTTATTTTAGTTATTTATAGAATTAATCCTGTTCGGCCGCTGGTTCTTCAGCAGTCTCAGGAGAATCAAAGGTTTGTTTTGCCACATCAGGTCGAGTAGCATCAACTTTTTCTGCAGTTTTTGAGAAAAGAATATCTTTAATCTTATCACTGACACTCGAAGGTGATTCGTCAGAAATAATCATATCCATTAAATCATTAGTAATTTCAGGCATGGTAAATTAATAATAAATGTGAACTATAGTATTTATGTATTGTAAAATGAAGACTCTAAAACCATCGCATATAAAATACTTTTTATTGCAATAATATGAGCAGTAGGTTCTTGATGACTGGATGGTCTATCACCAGATAACGGTCTATTTTGTTCGTAAAATTCTACTGCATTATATAATAATTTAATATCATCTTCTTTGAATTTGACATTAAATGTATTTTGATTACTCCTATCTGGAGGAATAGGCACTAGATTTCTCCACCTTTCGGTTGAACTTTAGGATCCATTGTCTCTCCTTCTAAGTCAGGTTCCATGATAGGAACTCCACCATCCATACTCGAAGCTGTTGCAGGAACTGCATCTAAAGGAAGACCTGTTTGAGGATCAACGGTCATAGGATCGACGATAACACCATCCTTAATTTCCTTCTTCATGAGTTTATCCTGTTCAAGAATTTCCTCATCAGTCTGTCTAAGAATCTTTCTTCTTACATAATCCTGAGAGAAATACCTTCCAACATATGGTTCTGCTGTTGCGGCACTATTTAATCTCTCATTTAATAATTCTGATTCTTTTAATTCTGAAAAATGATTGTCATATAAGAAGTCATATTGTATATGCTCCGACATTACTTCCCAATCTTCAGGAGTAATTACATTCTTCAAGAGTAATTGTGTCTTCAACATGTCACTAAACATATTGGAGAATCTCTTTCTTAAACGACCAACAAACTTGGTAAATTTAAGTTCATCTCTCAATATCTCTGAGGATCTTCCCAGATTAAATCCTCCTTCTCCATCCATTCTTGATGGGGGTACATTGAGCGACCTATATAATTTCTTTTTGAAGTACTCAATATCCGTGATTTCCCCCAAGTTTTGACCTCCTGGAAGAGTAGTAATTTCAGTACCACGCCCTCCTTCTCTCCGAGGGAGCCAGAAATCCTCCAGCATTGCCATGTACTTTTTGTCATCACGGATCTCTCCTGTAGAAGCGTCGTATACAAGTTTGTTACGATATCTCATCATCACATCACGGAGATATTGCTCTGCCTTTACTTTCGGTAGATTTCCAACATCGATATAAAAGATTCTTCTTTCTGGAGCACGAGATAATCTGTAGATAACCAGACTATCCTCAATCATTCTAAGTTGATTGAGTGACTTAATTGCTTTGTGTAGATATGATAGTGTATTTCCTTTATTTCTATCTACTAATCCTGAAGTACAATATGTAATCGAATCTTTGGTCATTTTAATACCAGTATTCGATCCTAAATCCTTAACATTACCAGTAGGATATGTTAATTTTGGATTATAGATGTAATATTCCTCTATTTCAGGCCACTCATAATCCATTGGATTATCATTGACTAGAGGATTTCTATTCTTATACTTATCATTACCAGCCGCTTTCTTATTCTGACGAACATATCTCATCTTCATTGCATCAATATAACGCAATTCTTGAATACCATCTTCAGGTTTCTTTAAATCAATTACCTTATGATAATATATTCTACCGTCTACATACCAGTTTCTATAAATTTCATGTGCCTTTTTATCAAAATCTAAAAGATCTTTAATAAATTTAAACTCGTCTCTAATTTTAGTTTTAATACCATCACTTGCATTTAAATTATCAAGGTCAATCTGGACTGGACTATCATTAAGATCAGAAACAATTGCTTCATTTACAATATCTTCAATAGCACTATCACACTCTGGGTGCAATGCCATTTCACGATATCTTTTAATTAATTCAAACTCAGTTCGATAAATTCCCTCCAAGTCAACATAAGACCCAAAAAAACCACTACTCATAGACCAGTCAACCCCGTCCTCGTTATTTTCGGGGACAGGGGAAACTGTGGTCGGAGATAGCGGTTCAGTGTCCTCAATAGAGAACCCAAATAACTTAGCCATGATTTAAGGAAACTTTCTTCTACTCTTCTATTTATAAGGGGTTTAGAACCCCCTATATTTATCAGTCAACATTTAATCTAGAGTAAGACTGAACACAGAATTCAACAGTGAATTCTTCAATCTGGTCGCTGTTATCCATTGATAAATCAATAGCAGAGATATTCGTTGGCCAAATATCTTGGAATTGGTATCTTGCTAATGCAGCTACTGTACCATCAGCACCGCCATAAGCAGCACCTTGACCACTATCCTTACTACCTGGTGTACTTACAGAAGTACTACCTGTCTTACCTTTACCTAATTGGTAAACGTCAGCATTTCTCATATATGATTGTGGGTTAGTTGCACCTAAATTATTTTCTAATCTAGAAATAACTTGCATCCAATCTTCAAAAGCATTTCTTATAGCAAAGTTTTCATCATTGATTACTGTAATGCTCCAGTTTTCAATTGTTCTGTCTCCAGCAACTTTAAAGATTCTTCCTCTGAAAGGAACATCTATATTTGCTATATTTGAAGCAGGTAAAGATGATGCTTTACACATGAACTTAAAGTTCTCTGCACTCCAAGGTGCATTTCCTGCCATTGAAGACTCTGTAAATACAACCTCAAAGAGATTGGGTCTTGCACCGCCGCCCAGTAACGAAGATTTAAAATCCGATACTGTGCGGTTTTCTCTGTTTTTTAGTGCCATTAGTAGGTATCCTCCTGTGTTATTTGTAAATTAGAATTAAACTCGACCTGCTACTTCCTCGAAACTAACGCCTGTGCGTGTAGCAACGAAAGTAAGAGTAACATAGTTGATTGACTTCGCAGGCTTCAGGAAGATGTCTGCTCGGAATTCATTATTATCAATAACATCAGGTGTGTTGTTTGTGGTGTCACAAATAACTAGGAATCCATAGAGTCCTCTCTTTGCCTGAATGTCACGAAGATATGGTTCAACGATATTCTTGAAGTTTGCTCTTGTTAACTCGTCATTGAGTTCAAAGAGTTGTGCTTCTGCTGCACTCTGTAATGCTTGCTCGATTGTAAGGAACAAACGACGAACGTTAATTCTATCAAACGCAGATGCATATCCTAGAGCAGTCTTATCACCAAAGAGTAATGTTCCAACTCCAGGTTGGGTAACAATTGAGTTAACTCTTAATGGATATAGAAGATCTCTCTGTGCCTTATTAGGATTATATGCAAGTTTAATTGCATTATTAATAACACCACGCTGTTGTCCAGCAGGAGAGAACCAAGGATATGAATTTAATGATGTGCGAGCCATTAGACCAGCAACGTCAGCATTAGTTGGAATCCAACGGAACTTGTTGTTGAATCTATCATATGTGTACTTATATCCACTATCAAATGTAGCATAAGATGAAGATGCTAGTGAACTAAAGTAGTTGGTTAGATTTGTTGTCTGAGTATCACTATTTGAAACTCCAACAAGGTTTGCTCTATGTGGTCCAACAGTTGCCATACAATCTTTTCTTGCATTTGCAAGGGAGATTACATAGTTTGCTTTTGCTTGTGAATCACCTTCTGAATCACATCCTGGACCCATAATTAGGTAATCAACTTCTACTTCATCTTCATTAGAGAATAGTCCGTAAGTGGTAATTAAATCACCAAGTGCAGCTTTCTGTCCACCAGCAGCAGAGTAATCAACACCGCCTCCTAATGTATATGTAATATTTCCAACTGAAGCAAAGTTAACTCCTTGAGCATTTTGACCCCAGATACCGTCTCCAGCACTAACTTGTGTCCATCCACCTAAAGCAGTGAATCCACCAGCAGCAGGAGCTGTCTTGTTATATTCATCAATACCGCTACCAGGATTACCACCAGCGTATACATTTTCAGAATATAGTGATAGGTAATCTTCGTACCAAATCTTCTGAGGTGAATTTACATCTGACTGAGCATCAAGTGCCTTAGAAAGGTATGTATGCTTCTCAAGAATTGATCCTGTAATTCCTGTTACTTCTCCTAAATCATCAACAACTACTACGTGAGTAGCATCATTCTTACCATTTCTATCAAGAGAATACTTGTTAGTTGTTGGTCTTGGAGCAATAGACTTCCAATAAACTGTTGAGTTAGTTAACCCAAGAGTTTGTGCATCGTACCAGTCAGCAGTAGCAGTTACTGCAGTTGCACCAGTACCTACAACAGCACCATTTGCCTTATGGAATATAACATTACCAGTAGCAAATGAAGCATATGAAGCACCTTCTGCATAATCGATTGCAGTGGCAGTTCCAGCAGAATCAACTCTTTCTACAACTTTAACTTGTACTGCACTTGAACCTGCAGTAGCACTTGTAGTAACACCAGTAATAATACCTTTGATGTAACCACTAAAGAGTGATGTGCTTCCTGTTCCTGGAAGTACAACATCAGAAATTGCCTGTGTTATACCGTATCCAACAGTAGCACCAAGACCTGCTAAGTTAACACTAGCAAAGTTAAGTGTTTGGTCTGCTAAGTTGTCAATAGTACAAATCTTAAGACTGTTTGCCCAAGTACCAGGAGTCTTTGCAGAGAATACAAAGTTTGTTGCGTCTGTAAAATTATTTAAATAGTCGTCATAATTTTTAATCTTAAGTGAAGCGGATGCTTGACCAACTCCTGCATTAGCATTCTTAAGTGTAGTGCCATCTGCTCTACCTACTTTAAGAACTCCTCCATATGAAAGATAAGATGCAGCACTCATCCAATAAGCATACTGTGCATCTGTGGAAATGGGCTTACCAAATGTATTGATAAGTTCCTGTTCAGTAGTTATATTCACCAAATCGTCAACTGGACCCTGTGGGAATGGTCCCGCAATGCCTCCTATGTTGTCTAATACATTATCAGCTCTCCCTACTGTTAAATCAACCTCCCTAGTCAGTACACCAGGAGATAATTGAGGAGTCGCCATGTTTTCTGTCTCCGAATTTCTCAGTTTAACGTGAAATTATTTATTTAAAACTTTATTTTCAGGGGGTAAAAATGCATGAATCATTCGTGAACACCTTACATATAGTCCCACATATAGTTCATGCCACCACCTTTATCTCCATATTCGTCTGAAAACCATCTATCCCCATCCTTATCTACAAACGATTCCTCACCACTTACACCATCACTTAAAAACCCAAATGGAGCCATATCTTGTTCTATCTGATTCTTTTGCTCTTCATATAATCTCTTTCTAACATCTTGGTCAGTAAGTTCCTTAAAGTAATCTTGTGCCACTAACCATGCATATATCACAAGACACATTGCAAGGTCATCATTACATCCTTCTTCTGCCTCAAATGAATTACTCTTTTGAATGAATGTAGTTAATTCACTCATGATGTCATAATCAGTAAAAAGAAGTTTATTTTCTTCTATTAATGTTTTTAAGTTAAGAGAACCTACCTTCTTAACTGTTTTAGACATCTTAACGCCTAATTGAGTCTTCTTACCTGAGAATCCTTGACCAACAACTTGTCCTGCTCTTCCTCTCATAGAAGTCATAAGGAGATTTTTATACTCCATATCAAAGTTTAATATAGATGCTACTTGGTCTCCAACATCATTTACTTCACATAAAACAAATGCATCATTATATTGTGTACCTACCTGTTCAATAATAGATGGGAAAAGCATAGGTTTAATTTCATTATTCCTATACTTTGCTACTACACAATGAGGAAACTCAGTTATATCAATTACTACAAAAGCAGAATAATCTTTAGATACTCCTCTTGCTACGTCAACTGTTATTGCATAATCATGCCCTTTCTGTGGGTCAACATATACATCCAATCCTGCACTAGTAGTTCTTGGTTGTTCGTATATTAATGACCTTAATTTACTTGGTGCAATGAGAGTATCAACAGAACCTAAGAACTCACACTCAAACTCAATTTTAAACTGTTGCTCAGAAGTGTTTGCAATAGTTTGCCTCTTCCATTCAGAATCCCTACCAGGAACTTCTGACCAGTGAACATCAGTTGGAATATATTCATTCTTTCCTTTCTCTGCATCGTGCCAATATCTATAGAAATGATTCATCCCGTGAGGGGTTGAAACCATTATTACTTTTGTACTCTTACCAGAAGTAATAGTAGGATAAACACTAGCAAAGAAAGACTCAGCGATGTGATTGGGAACAAAAGCAAACTCATCCAAGAAGAGGATGTTGAAAGACATACCCCGAACAGCACTAGCACTAGTGGAAGCTGCCAAGATTTTACTACCATTTTCTAACTCCAGTGAACCTTTATTCCATGATATAATTCCTTGCTGCATCCATTTGGGTAAATTTTCATATGCAGTCTGCAATCTACCCAGTAAGTCTCTGGCAGTTGCTGCCTTGTTAGCAAGAATACCAATGTTTACATTATCATTAAACACGGCATAATGTAAGAGATATGATACCGACGTTGTAGACTTACCAGTCTGACGAGGCATCTTACATATATTAAATCTATTCTCGTGGAAATTTCTAATTAACTTTTGCTGAAAATCATATGGTTGAAAAGGAACAAGACCTTCATCCAAACTAACAATCTTTACATGTTGCTGTGCAAAATATACGGGGTCATTCTTACATGCCATAAACTCAAGAATTTGGTCTTTCGTAAATTCTTGTTGGACATTAGCTTTCTTTAAAAGCGGATTACCTAGATATACTTCATCTTGTACTGGCATATCAATTCATTAATAATGGGTCACCTGGTTTATATGTAGACACTTGGTAATTCCATATCTTAGCACCTGGATATACTTTATGAACTTGGTCTCTAATTTCTTTTCTTGATGGTGTTGTTACTTGAGGGAAAAATGTCTTAAGCATATAATTAGATCCTCTCCATGCCAAATACACATCAATTATATTTCCAACTTTAGGAGCAATTCTAGTTGTTTCACTCAAATCTTCATAAGGAACATTTGATTTAGGTGAAACCATAGGTTCTGGTTTAATTATATCAACAGATTCAATTTTTGTTGGATTAAAATCATCTCTCCAATCAGAAGTGTTATAATTATCAACTACTTGTTCAAGTATCTTATCACCTACATTTACATTATTTTCTTCAAACCATCCTTTATTTACTTCTAAAGCATACTGAATTTCCCCATCCGAATATACTGGAATGAGGTTATGGGGTTTTAATTCTTTAATACTATCAATTGTCCCATCTTCCTTAATAAATGCAATATCCAAAGGAATCTGAGTATCTTTCATATGAAAAGATTGTTGCTCTACACTATCAAATATAAACAACATACCACTATCTTCTTCCAGATTTTCTCTGAACATTAGTCCCAATTTAAACTCTGCTGGAGAGTTGGGAACTTCTATATTAAGTGGTAGACTTATATGAATATTCATTATAGGTAAGCATCCTTACCTTTTATTTATCAAATAAGTGGTGCTTAGATGTACCTGCATTGTCATTTGATATATCTCCTATTCCAGTTTCTTCAGTCTCCTCTAATTCATAACTCCAATCTTCTATGACTGTATTAGAAAGCATTCTATCGGAAAGAAGATCCATTTCTTCTCTTGCTATCTCTTCAGTCTCAGCATCAAACCAAAAGTCTATTGCCTTACCTATCCTCAACAAATGAGGTTGAAGATTGGGAGCAATTCTATTGACATTATTCATGACTGCATTACCAGCAGCATCTGATACAGACCCTCTTAGTCTGACAAAAACTAATGCTTTAAATCTCATTAGAATGAATGATTGTGAACATCAACATCTCCGTGTTGAATATTATCAATGGCATCAACATGATCTATATGTTCTATATGACCATGATCGATGTTTATATGAGCACCTTTTTCAAGAGCATTAGCTATTCTTTCAAGTGCTGAAGCAATTCGATTAGCATCTTCACTCATACCCACCTCGTAACTGTAAGTTCAATACTATTATCATCCATTTCCCACTCTTCGTCAACCTTAAATCCCATTTCTTTAACTTTATTATGGATTGTCATTCTAGCATACTGTTGATTTACTTTATCCATCAATCTTTCTACAGGAACAGGTTGATTCCAAGTTTCTAAATCAGCAACTAATTCATAGTTACCTGTCATTGGATTCATACGAAATCCAATATCAGTTCCAATAGCAAGTTCTGCTTCTACTGTTTCATGACCAATACCATGATTACCAGTTACTCTAAGTTCTTGGTCTTGCTTTACATCATACTGAAGCATCTCCAGTGCTTCCTGTAATTGTGACTTGTCCTTTAGTTTCGTTTTGATTGTGCTGAAGTGCGACATTGTTAGAATAGAATTCGGGTTTAAATTGACGAGTTTCTAAAACTCCAAGTTTCTTCTCTATTGATTCAGTAAGTTCAACACACTGGTGAGAAGTAAAACCAGTTGCTTCTTCAGTTACATAACCATCTTGTCTGATAGTAAACTTAAGTGTTTGTTGGTTAGGCATTTTTAAGTTT